CACGAATCTATTCCTCGGTGTCATCGACGGGAAGATCGACAACGGCGTGGCGATCTACGAGACACCGGGCGCACCGCCGATCCGCGCCATGCGTCAGGCCTTCGTCGCCGAGCGGCCTCGGGTGCAGGTCATGGTAAGAAATCTCTCGTATCGAACCGCGCGCCAGCTCGCGCAGAACATCGTGACCGCGATCGATGGCTTATCTGATCAGACGATCAACGGCACTCGCTACATGCTTATCACGGCCGTCTCCTCGCCGTTCTCACTCGGACAGGACACTAGCGGTCGACACCGAATCGTGACATCCTTCGACATCATTAAGGCGACGAGCACCTCAACGTCGACGTAAGGAGTGTAAAACATGCCAGCAGACAATATTGTACTCACTTGCGCGCACGTCCTCATCGGTGGTTATGACCTCTCAGCGAACTTTAATGAGCTGAACGTAACACCGGCGCATGAAATGTTAGACGTTTCGACGTTCGGCAGCGGCACCCGCAAAAAGAAGGGTGGCGTCCAGACCGGGTCAATCACAGGCAAAGGTCTGAAAGACCTCACATCCTCAGGCAGCGACGAAACGCTGTTTATGGTCGTCGGGCTGGACGATGTGCCAGTAACGGCGTTTTTCGACGGCATCACGGCTGGATCGACGGTTGCCTCGTTCGGCATGGGTGCGCTGTCGGTGAAATACAACCTCGGTGGGCAGTTCGGCCAGCTCCTCGCGTTCGACTTCGACGCACAGGCAAGAACAATGCTCGTGCCTGCGGTCGTTCTACAAAATGCCACCGTTACGCCGTGGTCAACCGACAGCTCCGGCGGCACGGTTGTCGCGATTTGCAGCTCGGGCGATCGCCTACTTTATGGCGGTTTTCACGTGACCGCGCTCTCGACGACACTCGGCGCAACAATCTCGGGAGTGATCACGGCAAACTCGTCGAGCGGCTACACCGTCAGCAACCCGAACGGCACGACCCGAATTACTTTTTCGGCGCAATCTTGCAAGGCAGGCACGTTCGCTGTGCCGATCGCCGCCAGTGTTCTTAGCACGGACCAGATGTTTTGGCGAGCGCGGATCACCGTGTCGACCGGCACCTCTACCGGAGCTTCGGCGAGTGGGTTGATCTATTTCAGCTTGTAACCAAGGGAAACGAAGGAGCGAACAACGATGGCGAATGAACAGGTATTTACCAATGCAATGCTGTGGGTCAACGGGCGCGACTTGTCGAGCTACGTCACCGACGTAATGCTCAACCTCACGTCGGAATCACTCGACGCGACCACGATGGGCGCAGGCTATCGTAAGCACAAAGGCGGCGTCCTCGACTACAGCTTCGACGTGTCGTTTCTCTACGACCGCTCGACGGCAGGTCCGACTGCGTCGCTCTACAGCGTCCTCGGCACGACCTCGTGCGTCGAGTTCCGGCCAATGAACGCCTGCACGTCGGTGAACAACCCGTCGTTCTTCGGCATCGTCACACTGGAAACGCTGCCGCTCGGTGGCGCATTCGGCGCGCTGTTAAAAACGACTTGCAAATTTAACAGTTACTCTTGCCTGCAGATGGCATCGAGCAGCTAAAGCAAGCCGTGAAGATCCACGGCGACTCAGGGCGGCTGCGTGTCGGGCATCGATCAGTTGCTCGCATCACCAAGTGGGTCATGACCGGGACGCGCACCCAACCGTGCGTGTCTCGGTCTATCAGTATTACCGCCGAGGATGTCGACCCGTTCCTCATCGAGCGAGGGCCGTTTGTGGTCACGCTTGGAATTGGGCAACGGTCATGGACATGGAACGGCATCGAGCTTCGAATCGACAGTCGTGATACACATTACGCGTACGTCGCAGTCACCGGCGAGCTATTGGGGCCGCCGCTCATTCGCTGAGGAACCAGAACCATGAGAGCATTTTTCACCAACACCGACACGACCACGCTGCCGATCTTCGACGGCGAGGCCACGATTACCGTTAAGCAGGAACTCAACGCAGGCGACAGCAAGCAAATGCAGAGCAGCGCGCTGCGCCGGATGATCCCGGGGAGCACCGACGGCAACAGCACCGGAGTGACTTACGATGTCGACTTCGCCGTGGCCGCCTTCGCCAAGGTCATGACCTACCTTGTCGACTGGACGCTTGTCGACGCCAAGGGCAAGCCCGTCGCCATCGACACGCCAAAACTCATGACCGCTGCTTTGAGGGAACTCCGGCCGGATGTGTTCGCCGAAATTGAACGCGTAATCGACGAGTTCGTGCTGGCAACCGGAAAAAAAAACTTGAAGGCCGACAGCGCGACGAAGCCAGAGGACATCTAATTATTTGCAAGTGGATGGGATGGAGCTGGCACGACGAGCAGGCGACGCCGCTCAGTATTCTGGAACTCGTCGTTGAAATGATTCAGGACGAAGCCGAAGCCGTAGAGCGAGAACGCAACAAAGCAGCGGCCGGGAGGTAAGTCGATGGCATTGAACGTCGGGGAACTCGAAGCCGTCCTACGGCTCAAAGATGAAATGAGCGCGGGTCTGGCGAACGCCACCAAAAACTCGGGTGCGTTCTCGACGTTCTTTGATGGCAACATGGCACTCGTCGGCAAGGCCGCTGGCATTGCGATCGCCGGGATCACGGCCATCGGCACGTCGGTAATCGCCCTCGCCTCGCTCGGCGCGGATGTTAATGACGTGTCTGGCACGTTTGACAAATTCTCTGGCAGCGTAGAGGCCTCGAAACAGATCATGGACGGCATGCGCGAGGCGAGCCTCGGCACCGTAGACGACTTCACCATGATGAAGACGGCGAGCAAGCTCCTCGGCGCAGGCGTCACGATGAACGCCGATGAGATGAAAACGCTCACCGGCGCAGCCTTCGAACTGCAGAACCGTGGCCTCGGGCCGACAAAGGAAATGCTCGACCTCGTATCTGAGGCCATGATCACCGGCAAAACCAAAGCCCTCGCCAAGGCCGCAGGCGTCATCGAGGGCGCGGACGCCGAGGTGCTCTACGCCAACTCGATGGGCAGAACCGTCGCATCGCTCACCGATTCGGAAAAGGCTGAGGCCAAACGCATCAGCATCATGGCACTGCTGAACAAAATTACGAATGAGGCCGGGCCAGCGCAGCGGGACTTCGGCGAGCAGATCGAATTCGCTGAGGCGTCGGCGCGTAATTTCACTACACAAATTGCTTCGATGATCGCCAAAAGCCCGAAGATGGCAGACGTGCTCGACCGCATCGGTAAGGCGTTCACCGACGCGTTCAGCGGCTCAACCGAAGATGCGGTCGATGCGATCGCCAATGGATTGATCTGGTTTGCCGAGGCCGCAGGGACGGTAATTGAGACCGTCATCAAGATATCCGGGCATATCTTCGATTTCACCAAATTCCTATTGGCCAACCGAGACACCATCGGCGAAGTGGCCGTTATTCTCGGCGCACTCGCCATCGCTTATAACGCAAGCGCAATCAGTGCTGGCATCGCCACGGCTGCCGCCACCATCAGCGCAACCGCGATGACCGCACTCGGCGCGGCCACCGCATTCGCAACCTCGCCGTTCGGGTTAATCGCAATCGCCATTTTAGCGGTCTACGCCGCGCTCAAATACTTTGGCGTCCTCGACCCGGTGATCGCCTTCATGAAAGACCTTGGAACCATCATCGGCGGCGTGTTGGTCGAATCGTTCAAGTGGCTGTGGGAAATCATCAAGCCGGTCGGTGAATTCATCGGCATGGTGTTTGTCGGCTACATCAAGGCACTCTCCGCGCCACTTATCTACGTCGGCAGCCTGCTCATGGATACCCTCATCCCAGCCTTCAAGTCTGTGGCCGGGTTCGTGCATGGACTTGCCAGCGCGTTCGGACTCTCGAAAGAGAAAACCGACGAGCTGGCGAAGTCAACCGCTGCCGCAGCCGACCCAACAAACACCCTTGGCGTCGCTACGGCTGCTACCTCCTCAGCAATCAAAACTCAGGCACAGCGATTGAAAGAAAGTAAAGAGCAGGCCGATGCACATGCAAAGGCAATCGAAGACGCCGCAAAAGCAGCCGACGAACAATCTGCGGCAATGAAAGAGTTGAACACGTATTCAAAAGGCTACGTCGAAATTCTTTCGACTGTTAGTCCTAAGATGCAGGAAGTGATCGCGCACCATTTGGCAACCGGGCGGTCCGTCGACACGATTGCAAAAGCATATCCGCGACTGTCTGTCGCGCAGGTTGACGCTGTCAACAAGTCTATCGAGGCGGCAAAAACTCACAAAGATATGGTCATTAAAATTGAGGGTGGCTTATATGACATGCAAAAAAATATGCGTGAGAAAGACGCGGCAGAAGCCCTAGTTCTCGCAAATTACCTTGGGCAGCAGATGATCGCAGGCATCAGGCTCCTCAGCGACATCAAGAAACAAAATGCTGACGCTGATCAGACAAGGTTGATGAGCGACCTTCAGAGAGAATTGGTCGCCATTCAAAAAACCGAGAGTGACAAACTTAAATCTTGGGATGCGTCAATGGGTGTGCGAACAGAGTTTGAAGCGGAAGTGCGGAGACAATCAAAGGCATCGGCCGACGCTCTTAAGATCGATAATGACGCGATTCGAAATAACACAATTGCCGCATTTACTGAACTGGCTGCAAAGGCTCAGGCGACCTATGACGCCATGGCGGCTGCGCCAAAAGGAACTTATCTCCCGGCTACTCTCGAAGTATTCAAGCAGATTGCCGATGATGCAGCAGCCAAAGCCAATGGCACCAGCCAATCGTGGGGCGGCGCGCTCGATAAGATGATGGAGTCGCTCACCCAATTCGCCACGATCGCCGGTGATAGTTTTGCGGGATGGGTCCAAAACGTCTCGAAAGCCATCGCCGGAACTCGCGCTTTGGTCGACACCGTCAAGGCAATAGACAAAGCCTTCGACATGGGTAGCGCGGCCTTCTCAAAAATGGTAGCCAATATCAAAGCAGGCAAAGACGCGTTCGACGGATTTAAAGCCGCGTCAATCAGTGCGGGACAAATAGCGGCCACAGCGTTTCTGTTTATCGGACAGATGTGGGTCGGAATGTTACGGGAAACGAAGGCACAGAACGAGGAAACTGCCGCACAATGGCAACAGTTCCTCGCCAACATGAAGATCAACACGCAGAAGGCATTTGAAACAATGCTCGGCTATCTGGACACGTATCACATCGCATGGAGTCAACTCTCAAACACTCTGCGCGACGGACAAATACAAGCCGCGATCGCCGACATCATGGTGGCGTATTACAACCTCGCAGAAGCAGGTGTCTCAAGTGCCGACGCACTGAAGGCAATGGGCGGTGATATCAACCACCTGCTCATCAAGATCGCCGAATCGGGCGGCATCATCACGCCAGTAATGATGCCAATGATCGAGCAAATGATGGAGCTAGGCCTTGTGTCGGAGGAGGCAATGCGCGCCATGCTTGGACTCACCGACACCACGATGCCCAAATTCAAGGAGATGGAAGCGGCCGCGAATAAATATGGGATAGAACTCAAAGACCTCGGTCCGCAATTTCAGCAGGCGAAGCTCGACGAACTATTCAAGACCTACGCGAGCGACTTTGACCTCTTAATCGCGGGTGGCGCAGACATGGGGGCCGTGCTCGATAAGATGGGGCCGCAGGTGAACGCCAACATCTTACAAGCGATTAAGTTTGGGACGACAATTCCTGATTCGATGCGCCCAATGATTCAGGCGATGATGGATGCCGGAAAACTGGTCGATGAGAACGGCAATAAATTAACTGATATGGGTGCGTTGAACTTCTCACAACCGCTCGAACAAACAATGGCCGAACTCGTTAAGCTGTTCAAAGAGTTTATCGAGCAGATCAAATCGTCAAAAGATTACATCGACAAAATACCGCGTGTTATCCCTATCAATATTAAGTATGACGATCCCGGATTACCCGGTCGACCGAGTCACGGCGGCAATGAAGGCGGCCCTAGCAACAACGACGACAATAGTGGCGGCGGGGCCAGTCGCGGAGGCATTGTTGTCCCTAACGGTGTGCAGTATCTCGCGCACGGTGGTCCGGTCGGCACCGATACCGTGAGCGCATGGCTCACTCCGGGAGAGGGCATTGTGTCACGCAACGGCATGGCGGCTCTCTCTGACATCAATAACAACCGGCTTGGCCGTCAAGATGACGGAGAACTCCGCGCAATTCGTAGCGAACTCCGCGCCTCGCAGCAGCGGCTTGAAAACTTATTCCGATCATTGCCACGCGCAATCGCCGTCTCAACACGAGACGCGATCTTGCTGAAGAACTGATAAAGATGGCAGGGGCATCAGTCAAGTTCGAAATCGAACTCGCTGGCATCGGCGGCGGCTGGACCGACATCTCGGCCGACCTCATGGGTGGCGTAGAGCTGTCGTATGGCATTAGCGGCAGCTCGGTCGTT